AGCGATACCCTCAGCAAGTCCTCTCGCAACTTGTGTCTCATTATTAAGCATTCTGATATTTCCCAGTCCTTCTTGCTCAGCTACATTCTCGATTGTCGTTTTGATTTCTTTTCTGATATTTCTCAGTCCCTCAGCCTTAAGACCAGCAACTTCACCCCCATTTTGCTTAAACATATTATAGGCATCATCCATATACCTTTTAACCTGATTCATTTCAGAGAGGGTATATTCATTTTTCATCAATCCTAGAATTTCATCAGCTTTTTTTGTGAGTCCTGGTGTAGTTGAATAATCTTTTGCCAACATTTGGAGTGCCTGATTGACTTCCTCTACTTTATGAGTTGAGGTTGAGAGTCAAAGTAATTCATCTACCATAGCCTTTGATTTCTGAGCGTGAGCATTGAGTTGAGTAATCAAATCTCCCTTGCTTCCCTTAAACCCTCTTTCAAGCATCCATTTCCCTACATCCTCAGGAGTGGCTTTCCCCGGTAATGTTGCTCCTTCTTCTATGAGCTGTTTTTGTACAGCTTCGAGCTTTGCTGGATCGAGATTCCCGTTGAGTTCAAGTTTACTTGCTCCTTTTCAGATCAGATTTTTAGCTTTACCTCCTAACCATCAGAGCATTTTTCAGACTACAGGAAATGCTCCTCAGATACCAGCTCCTAGTGATGCATCTGTGAGGTCCGTTCCTTCACCGTTAACAGCATTAAACAGCACGGTATCACTGGCTCACTCAAATCCTCCTTTCAATATTTTTCAGAGAATAGGGAGTTTTTGAGTAAGTTGATCGATCTTCCCCCCTGTTTTATTCAGAAGCCCTACCACAAAGTCAGCCCCTTTCTCGCTCTTACTAATCACATTTGCTACTTTAGGAAAAGCTTTTGCCAAAACTTCTCCAACTTTTGTAGAAGTGTTTGCGAGTTGAAGTCCTTTTGCTCCAGCTCTTACGATTCCACCAGGCACAGCAACTTGAGCTAAGTCGGCAACAGCATTTGTCGCTTTATATGTTAGAGCATCTTTATCTTGCCCAACATCTGTTCCAAGTCAAAGATTATTCTTTCCATCGAGACTATCTTTCCAACTCTGATTCAGTTCGTCTACTTTCTGCTCATCTGCTCAGAATTTTTTTGCAGTTCGAGCTACGGCATTCCCTAGCCCCTTACCAGCAAGCTTCCCAATACCAGTCACACTATCATAGACTCCTCAGACGATATCTTTCCCTGCTTGTCCAACTTGAGCCCAAAATCACGGTCACTCTTCTTTTTCTTCTGTGATTCCTGCTTGCTCTCAGGTAGTGTCATCATAAGTGATAAATCAGAGCCTTTTTCAGAGTTCTACATTGCTAATTTCTCCATTCATATATCTTTGAACTGACTTTGCCTGATTCGGATTTTTCGCCAGAAATCTATTGAGAAGCTCTTTGTCATCATCTAGTCATTGCGTGCTTCCTCAATTCTTTTCAGCGTAATCTCTCACCATATCAGCAAGATTTGCAGTTCTCAGTCAGATTTTTAGCTGATTACTTGGTTCAGTTTTCGTCTCTTGTGCAATTTTCTCTCTGAGCTGAGATTTATAAGTTTCTCTTCCTGCTTTTCGTTGTTGCTTTTTCTCATAAGCTACAGCTTCAGGAAGCATATCGTTAATCATTGCTTGTCTTTCTTCTGGAGTTTTAGCCTTAGCATTGACATAGTTGAGAATTTTATTGCTCATCTCAGCTGAGACTCCTTGGAGTTGATTTGTCATTTTTTACTTGTTAGAAATAAAAATCGGATCTTTAGCTCTTCAGCATATCAGTAAATAGAGTACTACTTCCACTTCATTCATCATCTGAGAGATTTACATTCACGCTATTTGCCCCTCCAGCAGTGCTGATTCCTTTATTGAGTTTTCTTATCATATCATCTACTACATTCATAAAGTCTCCATAGCGGAGCTTTAGATTGAGATTTGTTGATGCGTCAGTGATAAATTTCAGCTCGTTATCTGATAACGCTCCAAAGGTTGCCCCTTGCTCCTTGAGGTTGATTAGGTTTTGAAGTGCTGTAGAGGAGAGTACACGATCATAAAGCGACTTATAGTATGCACCTTTTGTTCCAGGAACTCCTCCTAACCATACATTTTTGAAGTCCCAGGTATCCATATTTTTTAGCTCTTGCAATTGTCCTATCAGCTCTTGAGCAAATGGAGTAACTTCTTGGTCTTTTGCGTGTTTATAAGCTAATGCTTGATTTTTGAATTTTCCAAAACTAATTCATTCAGATTCCAATTTTTTCCATTCTGCGCTTGTTAATGCTTCTTTTTTATTCCCGGAATTATATCTATTATAAAATCATACTAACGAGGTATCATAATGGTCTCAAGCAGAGAAATCTACGCTTGGCACGATAAAAGTCAGAGCAGAGCCAGCAGTGTGTGATGAGGTATAGAGTTTCTCATCACCATTTCTGTTACTTGACTTCATCATAAAACTTCCATCAGCATTAACTTTCGTTACCACTCCTATATGTCCGTTGCTTGGAGAGTTTTTACTATTAAAAATTGCAAAACTTCCCACTTGAGGAGTATCACTTTTAGTATAGTTTCCTCTTGGATTTGTTTTTTCTGAGAGTCCACTTCCAAAATGGAGGTTGCTTCCCATCGCTTTTGCAATATCATTCGCAAAGGCTCAGCATTGCCCAGTTGTTGCTCCATCTTGGAAATCTGCAACAATGCTTCCAATATCATTGAGGCTTGTCGCATTTTGAAACCAATCTCCATAGCTACTGATTCTTTGTTGTCTGTTGAAATTCTCAGGGATTTGCCCAGTTCCTGCCATCTTGATTTTTACTTTTCAGTCTTCGTCTTGGGTAATTTCCCACTTGTTTTTCCCCTCATTAGGATCAATTCAGAGCTTTTTGTTGAGCATTGCTTTGTACTCAGCTTTCCCTTGGAGAGGTGCTACAAAGTTCTTTTTGAGAGCTTCTTCTACTGAAATTCCCTCAGCTTTCGCTTGCTTGAGCACGTCATTCACGACCATATTCAGCGGTCTTTGGATAATAGAGCTATAGTCTTTATAGTAGTCTTTCAGTACATTTGTGAGATTATTCCTAAGCTGTTTAGGGTCAGTTACAGAAAGATCCGTCATCTCATTCTCGAGATTCAAGAGGTCTTTTTTATTCTTTAGTTCAAGGTCTTGCTTCCTCTGAGTATATTCTAGGTCTCTTTCTCTCTTTTGCTCTGGCGTCTCATAACTCAGAATATCGGTACTGAGTCCATAAGCTTTTAGCTTACTATCAAATACTCTTTGCTGTTCTTTAGCTTGGAGCCCCATTTTTTCTATATAGTTATTAACCATTGCGAGTTCATAATCTCTCAGGTTTTTCCTATTTTGGAGCTTGTATTCAAGTGCTTGAGCTTTTGCCTGAAGCCCTCTTGTCCTCTTGCTGATCTTAGACTCAATAAGTCCTCTGGATGCTCCAGTTCCACTGGCCGCATATTCCTCAGACTCAATACTTTTTAGTTGGCTGTAAACATTCTCAAGTTCTTTATTAGTCTCTACGACTTGGGTTTCATACTCATTATATCTTGACTCCTTGAGCTTTTTCTCGTAAGCATCCAAGATTGGCATTTCTTGGATTTTTAGTTTACTATCTACCCCCATTCTTTTCATCACTTTCTCAATGATATCTTGAGGGTTGACAAAGATGGATTCTCTATATTCTCATCTGTTGACAATATTGAGTTTGATTTTGTCTTCTTGAATTTGCATATACTCCCTATATCCTGCTTCATTGCTTTTTTTAAGCATATCTAATTGTTCGGCAGTTAGATTATAGCTATTCATTGCATTGCTGATATCTGCACCAGTTTTGAGGTTTTTAACTGAGTCCTCAAGCTCCTTTTTCTTCCACACACTATCTAAAACAGCTCTTTGTCTATCAGACTTTCTATTGTGGTACTCAAATGCTTTATTGAAAGCATCTCTGCTTTCAAAAAATTCAGGATTAGAAACCTTATAAGCATTGAGATTATTTATCATCTCTGCATCTCTAGCATCAGAATCTATCTCATAATCTGGTCTTCCTGTTTGCTGAGCTGTTCCCTCTTTGACTCTTACTCTCGCATTTGGATCCGTAAATCTGCTTTCGTCCAGCCTCTCGTTTGGGTCAAATTGTTTGTCTGTGGCGTACTGTTGAGGTGAATTATTTGAGTTCTGACCATACTGCGCACTCTGATTTTGAGTATAATTTGTCTCAGGCTGAGGATTGCTTGTCTGAGGAGTAGGCTGAGGAGATTGATTGCCTCTACCTTGGAGCTCGTTGTTGTATTCAGTAGCAAATCTTCTAAAATTTTCATCATTTCAGAATTGTTGCATGGCTCTTTCTCTGTCTGCCATACTCATTGACTCAAATTGCTGTTTTGTCGCTTCGTAATTGTATGCCATAGCTTAGAAAATAGGTATAAAAAATCAGATTTACTTTTTGAGGTATCTAATAGAATTTTGATAATCTTGAGTCGATATCAGCTTAGCCTTAAGCAGATTAGATTCAGGATCTGCTCTCACAGCTTCTTGCCTCTCAAAGAGCTTTTCTTCGATATATCTCCTTTCCTCTTGGAGATTTTCAAAGATTTTCTTGCATCTGAGGATCATGTCATAAAAATCAAAAGGATACCCCTTCAGTCTGATAGCATTTTCTACTTCTCCAGACCCTGAGTTTTTACCGCTACCATTTTGCTCAAGGACATAGATTTTGTCTCAGACGATACGATCAACAATGGCAATGTGTCCATACTTTCATCTTGTCCTTACAATAATATCTCACTGCATTAAGTCATTCATGCCCCATATTTTCTCCCAATCTGCAAAAAATGGAGCGTTAGGAGTATCTTTCGCATTTCCTAGCCTTCCGACTTTCCCTAGTCAGAGACAAGTATCTATGTAGAACTTTGCAAAGTCTACACACTGATATCAATAAACTCAGTCGTAATCTACTCTTTGTCCCAGTCGCTTTTCTCTAAAAGTATTGAATGGTCTCATAATAAACTCTCTAATAATCTAAAAATGCTTATTGATAAACCTGAGCAAATCAGCTTTGCTCATGTTATATTGATGGTTTTGGTTTAAGCAGAGCTTACGAATCATTGTATTCGCAAAGTTCATCGCTTTTTTTTCATCTTCAGTACCATATTTCCATTGGTCTGAGATGATTTTTACTGCTTTGCTTAGCATGTTCTTATAGTTAAGTTTCGCCATATTCTCCTTGTCATCAGCATCCACTACGAGATTTGCCCAAGATACCATCTGAGGAATATCTTCAGCTCTGATATAGAAGTAACCACGGTCTCCGAACTCTTCTCATCGAGAATTTAGGATTTTGATGACTCTATTTTCGTCATCGTAGTCCACACAGGCTACTGCATGAGGTATGCTTCCAAGAGTATATTTGGCTACTGGATCGCTAGGAGTAATAGCGTCCCAGTTAATCTTATTTACATTGAGTAGTAGCAAAGCACCAGCCTTGAGCATCAATTTGAAGACTTCATAATTAGTCTGGTCTTGCTTAAGGCTTGCATACTCTCTGATATAGCCCATCTCCTTTGCATAAACCAATGCTTGTGTAGAGGTGAGTGGTCCTTGAATATCTTCAGGATATTTAGAATTTGCCAAAGCAAAGAAATCTGATCCATTCAGATATTCCCATTCTAACCCCTCAGCTCTATACTTTGGATCTTTGAATCCATTGATAATAGAGCAGAGTGCATAAGCCGTGCAAGAGGCTTCGTCTCTTTGGTTGGGAATTTCTTTAATTCATCCTCGTTTGTATGTCATCAGTAATAGATAAAAGGCTAAAAGTTCAGGATTTTTTAACTTTTCAGATCAAGAGAAGCACCCTGAGACCATCTTCCCAATCCTAGAAAAATGGTCTGAGTGCTTATCTGACTTACGATTTCTGTGTATCGCTCTTGGATTCTTTTTCTGTGAGCTTGATAACGAGGTTATATACGAGCTGCGAAGCCCCATACACTCCCATCACAAATGCTACACCCATCTCTCGAGTTTGAGGGTAGTACTTAGTCGCTACGTAGTAAATCGCTCATCCAACGAGAGCTACAATCATACTCACCATGGTCTTGCTGAGTTTCATTTTACCAGCAAGCCAGGTTAAAACAGAAGTCAACACACCCGCAAGTGCAATTCATAGTTCCATGTTTCTATATTCTTAAAGGTTAAAAACTTTATTTGTTCCCTAGTGCCTTGATCCGTGCATTTTTTAGCCACTCTAAGTCTGTTTGAATCTTTCCTAGAGTAGTTTTAATCTGTACGATATCAGCTTCTTCCTTGAATTTCTCCAGTACGGAGATTCTATAACTCAGAGTACCATAGGTGACTCAGAGTCCAAAGATGAAGATTATTGCTTTCCAGATATTCGCTGGAGAATCGAAGAATTCTTTGATCATTTAGGTTTTGTAAAGAAATAAAAATTATTCAATAATGAGATAAGGGAAGTATTCTTTATCGTAACTAGAACTTCTATATTTAGTCCGCTTAATAAAAAAGGAAGTACTACTTCAAGACAAAGATGTTGTAATAAGTTCAAATCCAAAAAACTCATTATCCTTTTCTATTTTTAGTTCTTCATCTATCGTAATGGTTAAAAAGCCAGAGGACCCCGACATATTACTTATATCTTGGAAAATATCTTTTTCTTTGACATAAAATATTTCTCATTCAGTATTGACCTTAAAAAACTTTACCTTGGCGGCTTTCATGTAACTGTTACTAAAATTATTCCCCTGTATTGGTAAAATCATCGCCCTTAGCCTCCCCTTAAGGGGAATGTCAAACAAAAATCTAAATTGGTCTTCTCAACTACTCTTAAACCTAAGAGTCGTAATTGTATCTGCATTATCTGAAGCCAAAGGAAGAAACTTTGGGGAGAATATCCCTTGAAATTTCTTATCTCCTAACTTTTTTTTAGGGTTGTCTTCGAATCCTCAAGCAGGAATGGTAGACTGATTAAAGAAGAACGGAATAACAGTTAGTCACAACTTATCAGCAAGTGATTGTGATGACTGATTTGTATTAAGTACAAACATTTTCTTGATATTAAGATTTAAAAATTGATATAAGTTTTCAGTTTTGATACGTGATATTCATTATTTTATCTCCTGATTTCACTTTTGTGAGCGCTCAATTCTGATAGCTCAGCTCATACTCTTTCTCATCAGCAGTAAATGAGATGAGTTCTCCTTTGTTATTATATTTTGGATTGCTCAGAGACTTAAATCAGACTTGTACATTATCTAGCTCGCTAAAGATATTCATGCCAGAGAGAGGTCATCCTGGAGCAAATTTTGCCCCATCCCAAATATACAAATTTCCATTCACACTGTAGGCTTCTCATTCGATATTCGCTTGGGTTGGTAGGTCAGAGAGACTTGCTTTTTGCCCTCTATAGTTAATCCCTCACATTCTTCCTCTTTTCCCTTCTGGTCCAGTCGGTCATGGAGGTCAGACAAAGTCAATTGCTCCTCATATATCATACCAGTTCTCTTCTCCTTGGTAGCGATACTGAAAAGTTTTATTTTTCACTCTTATTTCTATTCTTTTCCCTTCTGGTCCTTGAATCCCTTTCATTACTAGAGCAGCACCATCAGCTTTAGGATAAATGAAAGTTCCATCTATATGTAGACCAAGCACCGTACAGATTACTGTTCCGAATCTCTGAGCCTCATTCCTGACATAGAGTGGTTGTCCCTCAAGTGCTTTATTTTTTTCTGTAAATTTGAGTTCTACACTATATTCTACCTCTGTAACTGGATTTACCAAGCGATCGTAGTGACTATGTATCAATCTTTTAATTCTGAAATTTTTGAGCTGTTCCATTGTTACCTCTTTTTCAAAAGCGATATCATGTGTCCAATAACTTGTAATTGTCCCTTCTTCCCCAAAAACCTCAATCTCTCCGGGCGTATAAGTTCCCTCACCAATACTTGATTGATATTCACAGGTCGTATTAAAGTGTGCTTTAACCTTTGCAATAATTGGTTTTGTATCATCTATCTCAGGGAATGCGAGATTTTGAGCAAATAAATTTCAGACTCGCTGTCATGGCTTCGTGAATTTATCTCCGAATTTATAAGTTCCATTGAGCGTTCTCTTGATGACTTGTTTTTCCAATCCCTCAGATTCAAGATAGACTCCGTTAGTGTTTTGACTGTCTCTATAAGCAGAGCAGTACACATCTGAAAAGTTCTCCTCATCAGCAAAGACTGCATAGTAGTTCTGAGCATTGACAATTCCATCTTGCATTTGGACTCTGAATACTAGCGGAGTTCAAGCCTCTAGTTCAAGGGTTTTACTCGTTTGGAATACATATTTTCCAACATTCTCGATTTGTTTCCAGCTCAGTTTGGCGGTCGCAAGCGATTCTCCTTGTGGCTTAAAATAAGTCTCGGTTTTTTGACCTTTGTAGATTTCTACAGGAATATCTGTAGTTGGTAGTCCGTATTTTTTGAGCTTGAGAGCAAATTCTTTCAGTGGCTCACCACTAGCAACACTCTGAATATCTAGGTACTTTGTGGCTTCATCTTTCCCAAAGATCAGCTCTTTATTTGCTTTTTCTAGTTTTGGAGAGCTATGGATATAAACCGTATTATTTGGTGCAAGGGTATTTCCAGCCAACAATTTCGTTCCTAGAAAACTTGGAAATACATCAGTAATTTTAGGAAGCAAAAAACACCCATCATCATCAGTATTCCTCATCGCATCCATATCTGATTTTTTAGCGATTTTTACTACTCCTGCTTCTGTAGGAGAGGCTTTTTTTATCTCTTGAGGTGTCATAGTTTTGATAACCTCCCATTTTCCATTTTTGAGGATTTTTAATTCTCATCAGATTATTGCGAGATCGTATTCCTCATGAGTCTCAGCATTTGCTTCTTCGTCTGTAGCGTATTTTTTGACTCCATTACCTGATGGGGTAGTTGCACCACCATCAGACTTAAAAAGCTCTTTTTTAGCCAGTACTACTTCTCCTCTTTTGGTAACTACGAGGACTTTATCTTCAGCAGAGAGCTGATTCACTACTTCGAGGTCTTGTATTGCTTGAGTTTCCATTCAGTTTTCTTTAGAAATAAAATTATTCTTCTACTCTTGGTTTCCATTGTGTAGCTTCATAGCTAGACTCTGATTTAATGCTCAGAGCTTTCTTTTCCTTGGTTAGGAGAATTTTTTTCTTGTTTGCAAGGAGGTATTTTTTTATTCCTCACTGATTCTCTTCTCTCTTTCTTCGGCTTGTCATTTGATGAATTGAGGAACTAAATTTTGAAGGACTATACCGAAAAGTTTTCTTTTTATGCAAAAAAAAGGAAGTTAGTGCTTCCTCTCTTGTATTTTGGTTAGAGTTATTTTTTTGAATTAAAAAAAGACGACCTGTTTTAGATCGTCTTTAATTTATCTTAGTGCAATTTCTGAAGAAGGGTTATAAGTATCAGAAATAACATAATTGATATAGCCAATAAAAAATTTGAGATAGTCTTAATTTTATGTTTTTCAATTTCGTTGCTTTTCTCTAGTGAGCTATTTACTTTCCATAATCACCGTTGGATTGTTCAAAATCATAACCATACACTATTTTCAAACTCACTAAATTCTTTCTTTCATTCTACCCCAAACATTCATCAAGCGTAAAAGTCTTGAACTTTTGTTTTTTGATTGTCTTGAATCTCACTATAATCTCGCTTCTCGTCCATTACTTTAGCAAATAACTCAAATAAAGCCCAATATTTTTTGTATATTCATCTTTACTTGCCTTGAAGCTCTCAAGGATAGCCGTAATCTTCTTTTGAGTTTCAGTATCTTTCTCTTTGATAACTTTCGCAAGACTCTCTACGACTACAGCCTTTTCTCCGAGTTCAAGATAAGCATGGTTTTCAGTTCAATCCATCTTTTTCTCAATTGGCTTAGCTTCTTCTTGAGTACTCTTCTTCTCTTCTTTCTTTTTCTCTTCCGCTTGAGCTTTCTCCTCTAATTCTTTTTGTCTCTTCTCAAGTTCTGCTTGTTTTTTCTCTAATTCAGCCTGTTTCTCTGCGAGGAGTTTCTGTTGATACTCGGGAGATTTTAGGTATGCAGCTTTCTTTTCCTCTTCTCTTTTTTCAATACAAGCCTTAAGCTTTACCTCATCACGATGATATCCTAGATCAGCATGATCTCAGGAATAGAGTGTCTCACACGAGCAACCATTCATACAGAGCATATTTGCATTGCTCAATGGTCCAGGTATATATGTTCCAGCATTTGTATAGCCAGTTAGTGCTATCAGGGGCAACAAAAAAAGTCGTTTCTTCATCATATTAAATATACGATATAAAACGACTATATTTTAACTTTTTATTGCAAGAAGTCAAGCTAACCTGTCTGTACAATATTTATCGCTGTTGCACAAAGTACTGTTTCTTGATGAAAGGTGTGAGCCACTCCAACAGTTAATACTGTTCAACTTTTCATCCCTCAGATATAAAAACCAGATACTCCATCTGTAGAAAAGCACGATCTATTTGATACTCTAACTCAAGGAGCTCAATTTACATAGAGATAAAGTCCCTCCTTTTGTATTTCTTTTGTGTTATGTCCTTTGGGAAAGAAAAAATCAGCATAAAATTGAATAATATAAGTCCCACTTCTCGTAATAATAACGTTACCATCTTTTGTTGTTATGGGAGGATTTCAGTATATTTCGGATTTTCTGTCTAATACAAATTCTCTTGCTCTATCATCGTCAAAGACAAAATCAGCTCATTGATATCAAAGAAACTCATTAAAGTCTATTATAGAATACTGCTTTTTTTGATAAGGGGGGACAAGATTAAGTTTAGTTCCCTCAAGAGTTCCTGGAACTAGTACTGCTCCTTTAATGATTGCCTGATTAAGATACGTATCTTTCATACTGTCTCTCCATCACCACTTATTCATCTGCTGACCAGGAATAATCTTAAATCCATTAGCGTCCCTCGGCCAGTTTGCATCACTAAATCTATCCTCATCTGAGTTATATAAATTGGTAGTGCCTTGAAGCGGTATTCCACTCATAGGCAGATGCTCGTTTCCGTTGTTTAGTATTTTTCTTCTTATCATTCTTGTCTTTGGTCAGTAAGTAAATGTACTCCAAAGAGTTGTGGAGTATGGTGTTTTGTTCCGTATCACTCTATCATAATTTGGAGACTATGCGTCTCAGGAAGGTCAAGTTTGTTTGCCAATCCTGTAAATCTTTCCGTCCCCTCAGTATATTTCTCAGCCGTGATTTCGGCAAGCTTACGAAAGTGATGGAATCTTGAATACTCCAAGCTTTCAGGTCAGTTTCCGTAGGCTCTTAGTAGCTTTTGCTCATTGGAAACTTGTACAGGTAAATCTCCTCTAAGGACAAAGGTCAGCTTTTTGCCGTTTTTTTCTATAAATTCTAGGTAATAATTTCCCTGACATCCTGCTAAGGTATATTCGCTTCATTCTTCTATATTCACGTCCTCTTTCACCTCAAAAGTCCAAAAGTGGTAATGATTTGCCATACCTCGAACTTCTAGTCTACACTCTTTACTTGGCAAAATGTAGGAAAGATACAAATCAGATTCTTCTTTCTCGATTTCATGTGTTCCTACATAGATAGGATAGACTACTTTATAGTAAGCTTCGTAGGTCTTGATTGCTCTATCAGAGAGTAAAGTTTGTCTCCATTTTTTCTTGTTTTGCTTATAAATCACCTGTAGTCCCTCTTTTGTTGCTTCAATTCACAGTAGTTTTGCGTCTTCCGAGACCCTCAAGATAAAAGCACCTGCTTTTCCTCAGTTTGTTTTCCCTCGGAGGAAAATACTATTGTCTGAGGTCCCTAAGATGATATTTTCTCTCCATTCACAAATTAGCCCATTAAACCTAAATTGCTCTCTAGTAGAGATCAGATTTTTCTCTCCTTTTTGCTCTGTTCCGCCTATCATCTCCACCAATTCCACTCCATTGAATCCATAGAGTCCAGCGATTCATCTCCTTTCAGCTACTAAGTAGATGAGCTGATTGATAGCAATTGCTTTTTTGATAGTCATTCCCGGAAATCTCACACTTTTCTCAGGATCACCTCACTCAGCAAGTGAAAAATAAAAGATAAATCAGACTCCATCTTGGTTAGCAAAGAGATATACCATCTCTCCTACGACCAAAAAATCCACGACTTCAAAGGTTGCATTCAAGTCAAAAGCTGTATTTTCTAGCAGCTTATAGTTTTGAAATGCGATACCGTTTTTATAGTTCCACTCAGGCACCAGTTCCCAATATGAGCAATAATTTCTATGGGTCATAAAGAGTCTCTCCCCCTCTTTTTTGATAAGCCTCTTATCGTATTTGGTGAGATAAGCAAAGCTGCTCTTTATTCTCTCCTCAATATGAAAATACAAGTATCCATCAAACTTTCCCTGTTCTTCTTCTGGAATATTGATTACCTCAAACTCAATTTGGAAGCATCCATTTTTATACTGAGTTCAGTCCTGATAAGCGAGGAGTTCATAGACTACAGCTTTTTCTGTTCCCCCATCAATATTGTCCGTTACAGTAATCTCTTCACTGTCTACAAGACTAAATCACAATCTATCGCTTTCAGGTTTATACAGATAGCGAGGGCGATATTGATAGATTGATTTGATTTTCACATCTCCAACCGCAGCTTTTCTCTTTCTTATCTCGATTTTTGCTTTGCTAAGTCCGTTCATATCAATACTAAAAACTCCTTTGAAAGTTTTACTCTTTCCCTCAGGCTTCGTAAGCTCTCCTCGTTGTGTTTTAGTACAGTTTACGGTTTTGATAATATCTATTTTTGCAATATTCCCCTCAGGAAAATAAGAATACATCAGTCTATCAGTTATCACGACAATCAGCTTTCGTTCTTCTCATTCATACTTCACAAAGAGTTTTTTTGGCTCTCCAAAGGTTGCCATCTCATAGGCTCATGGATCACCAGAGTCAGAAATCTTATTTGCCACATCTGCAAAGTTGCTATTGTCCGTGATATACCTCTTCTCCTTGGTATCGTAAACTCTACCGTTTGTGTGAAGCTCAAATTTTCATCTTTCATCAATATCTACTACCTTAGGATTCACAAAAACAGGCTCACTTCGAGCAGTAGCCTGCACAGATTGACTTGAACTAAAAATATCTAAGTTCTCAGACTCTACACATCCAGGGTGTGAGCTATACTGGTCAGTCTGCATTCCAGCAGGTAATCATTGAGAAAAAATACTGATTTTATTGCTCATTTTTAGTATTCCAAATTAGTGTAAAAAACTGATTGTACCCTTTGTGTTAGCCTAGCCAACACCTGATTTAATCTCTGCTCAAATTTGGCTTCTGCACGATCTGCTTTATCAAAATCATTTTTCCCCTCTCGAATTTTTGCACAAAGCCCCATGATCAATACTTCATCTAGTACTCTTAGAGTAGAATGTCAGGGGAATATTGCACTTTCAGTATCATAAAGTGTTAAATCGTTCACTGTTTGGATCCCTACGACTTTAAGGGCTTGTGCTTTGTCCTCCTGAGGGCTCCAGTTTAAGATAATATGATCGTCGAGTATTTGCCATCCTTTTTTTCAGCTCTTTGCTTCATTGTCTGAGAGGAGTGGTAGGTGTTCTCCATTCAGCAAGACTTCTTTGATCGTATACATTCCAGATTGTGTACCTGTTATTTCTTCTAGTCTATATTCAGATTTATTCTCTTTTATGTCCGTTTTTCGACAAGTCCAAAAATAATTTTCATCTCTTGCTACAAGTTCTCTCCAAATTCTTTGGTACAAAAAATTCAGATCAACAATCAGTTGCTCATCAGTATATTTCTCCTTAGAGGTATTGGTTTGGCTCCTTGCTACCTTAAAAATCTTTTTAATATCCATTTCTCAATGCTAAAAAATAAAACTAAAGTCTGACTTTTTAGCAAAGAGAGCCATCATTACGACGGCTCATCTTAGCAAGACTAGGTATATTTCAACTGAACGATTTGTTCGATATTCTGATCAAATACCTTTCCTCCGTGCGCAATTTCTCCCAATACATTAAAATAATTTGCATCTGTAGCTTTATTTACATCTGCAGACATCATTTGTCTTACATAGTTATAAGCCTTTTCGCGGAATGCATAAAGTTTATTTCCAGTAATGAGATTTGACTCATATACCTTAAAACCTGCGAATTTACCAAGCCAACCATCAATTGCAGCCTGAGAAGCATCATCAGTTCCATTAAGAATTTTAGCCATTGCAATCAATCCTGATACATCAGGAGATACGATAAGAATTCTATTGTCCATAGGAACTTCCTTTTTAGAGAGAGCAGTTCTAAGTTTCATAATATGTTTTGATATGTTATCCTCTGTTAAAGCCTCTCCTGCATCAATTACCTGTCCTGTATTCGCTGCAAGCATTGCATCAATAGTAGCCAAAATTCCTTTTTCTACCGCCTCATTCATAGCGGTAAGCAAATCCTGCATTCTATTCCCTTTAATAAGGTAGGCTGTTTGAATTTCTTCAAGTTTAGAGAATTTTTCTCTATATCTATGAAGTTTATCAACTTTCAATTCAGATTTTCCAACATTTCTTTCACTTGCAGGAATATCAGTAAGCGTTGTTTTTCTGATATCTCCACCATTTTCACTAGACGAATCCGTCATCGTAATTTTAGGAGAAATTGGAACCACCACACTTTCTCATGCATTTTTAAGTTCCCCTTCATATTCGAAGTTAGCAAACATTGAGAACGGCAATCTTGGGTTGTCGCTCATTTTTCTTCTAAGCTCCTTAGCAAATAAGGTGCTAATAACATCTACTTGTGCCATGTGTTTATAAGTATAAAGAATAAAAAAACTTTAGTTAATAACTTTAATTTCGCCCCTATCAGCCTTTGCTAACATTTCTGAAAGCTCAGGCTCTGGTAGGCATTTAATCTGATTCACCGTATAAACAGGAACTTCTTTCTCTGTTTTAACTGTCACCTTAGTAGCAGTTGAATCAGGTGTAGGAGCCTGGTTATCTTTCCCTTCTTTAAGCTTTTGGAACTCTGCAATTTTATCATCAAGCCATTGCATATCCTCGGGCTTTTCGTCAGGTTTTTTATTGGTTGGGAACTCTTTCCCCTCTGGATGAAGCTCTTTATAGAGCTTGATTTTCTCTTCTGTGGTCATTTTAATACATAATAAATAAAGGTCTAAAGCACTTTTTTGACTTCTCCTTTCTCAATCTTACCAGCGACAATGTTGTATTGCTCATCTGGAAGATTGGCGAGCTCCTCAAGGGTGTATTCTTTCTTTTCAGGATTGAATACATTAGGATTAGCTCTACCTGGATTAGGATTATCGTTCTTAGGTACTGAATATCCTGAGATACTCATTGCCTCATCCCAACTCAATGTAGGGTGCTTTTCCTTGACTTTTTTAATCTCCTCAGGGATTTCATCAAAGCCGTGCTTTGTGCTGAATCTGATCTCACTCGTGATAGAGGCTCTCAGACTATCAGCTTCTTCAGCGACTGCTTTCGCTTTCTCTTTATCTTGGTCCGCAAAAGCTTTTTTCGCTTGCTGTTTTTTGTGATCATACTTCTCTTTTGAGACATAGTTTTGCTCTACATCTTCTTTCGAGAGGTATTTTTCTTCAAGCTCTTCTTTTGAGATAAAATCTTCTTCATTGAAGTCTTTTTCTGTTCCATCGTCAAATACGATCTTAGGCATCGTTGTAATAATAGGATATAAAAAGCTGTTCTTAAGCGGTTTCAGCCTCCGCCAGTGAGGAATTATTCCTCTATCTCAGTTTGATTACTGATTCTAGTTTTTAGGAGCTCTGGAATTGACAAGAGCTCATCCAATAAGATAATCTCAGCCAAAGCAAAGTCCTTATCGTTTCGTTTGGTCTTACTTAACTCAGGGTCTAATCTTGAGATAATGCCAGACTTCAAGGTTTCTTTTTTCTCCTCAGCATATTGTTTGATAAGCTCTCGAAACCTTGTTTGCATTCCTTGATCTATGAGTTCTTTATCTTGACTATTCAATTGCATGTTCTTGTCCGTTAGGTCCTAAAGCTACAGGTTGTGAGTTCTTTTTATTCTCTTGAGAGATATAATTACTCACGAGCTGGTTTGTGCTTGCATTCATTTGTACTGGTTGCTCAATCTGTTGAGCTTGCTGTTGCCCACTGAGGAGCAAAGCCCTCTTTCTTGCTGCAATTGCCTTTCGCTTTGCTTCAGTATCTAGGGCTTGTTGATAAACCTGAATATAAATGTTGTGATTCTCGTTGATATTGGTTATCTCTCAGGGATCCTCATTGATATTCAAGAGTTCAATATCGAGCATAGCTTGTTGATATTCTGGTGGATAGTCATACACCATATTCACCAGTTCCTTATCCAATCCAACAATCCTTGCAAACTTTCTTGTCAGCTGGATTTTTCCAAACTCTGAGGCTTGTTGCATAAGCGGTTGATAACTTGCCATCATTGCTGCTTTGTTTGCCTCATCTTTTTCTGCTTTTTCTAGTACCGAAACTAAGCGGAGATGAAGGTCTTTTTGTGTCATCAGGTCTTTACCTTTGACCGTGTAGGTCACGACTCAGATTCCACTATTCAGCACAATATTCTTTTGCGAGTCCATCTTGAAGTTTTTTTGATAAGCTCTATACCAAAGCACATCCCAATACCTCTTTTCTCCCCACAGAAAAACCTTAAACATTGTAGAGAGCCTCACATTTTGATTAGCTTGAAGGATTTGTGATTGTGTAGCAGTGATAGTCTGTGAGTAGATACCAATACTTTGCTCATCAAATCAGATTTCTCTTTTACTCTTTGCATCCAGGAGATTATGAATATTGTATCCCTCTGATGAGGTACTTGTTTGCGTCTGAATATTCTCAATAATCTTGTTATTCAGAGGAATTTTCGCAGGCAAGTATTTCCTCTTTCATATCTGCTTGCTTGCAAGCTCTTTCCCATCAATATAGCTTGGATCAAAGATGGTCAACCCTGAGAAGGTATCCTCATCAGCTTTCTCTATCAAGAGATTCAAGTATTTCTCTTCTGAAAGTTGATTATCTTGCATGATGTCTCCAACACACTTTCCATACGGATCAGTTTCGTCAGGAATGATCCAATTATGGACTACAGGACAAGGCACGAGTTTCTCATCTTTTTTTTCTTCTGTTCTGACTGGCTCACACTTCTCACACCTAAGAAGGAGCGTCCTATCATTTCCCCACTCAGTCAGATACCAGCAACCATTAAACTTAGTAAAGTGCCTGTAGACTGAGTATTTTCTTAGAGGACTTCGTGTAATTGCAAAGTCAGTTCCTATACCAGTACCATTTGCCCAGCTTCTGAGTCAGTCAGCATAGCCATCTCCAAGCTTCTCTTTGAGTGTTTTCATCTCTTCATCAGTGAGCAAATAGCTTGAATTCTGATATAAACTATTGATTTCATCTTCTCCTAGGAGTAGTTCAAACCCATGAAAATTAAAACCTCCAGTGATCGTAAAGCTTGGATCTGGAATCCAGCAGAGAGGAGAGTAGAGCCTTTTTCAAGGAGTTTCAGCGGTTTTATTCCAGTTCTCCTCAACCGCCAAATAGATTCAGTAATCTACTGCATTTGATATTTTGTTATGCATTACGATATCTTCCTCGAGCTCTTCGTAGTCAAACTTGAGCAGATTATTCCAAGTGTCAGCATATTCACTATCTCATTCTTTTCTTCACTCAAACTGAATTATTGGTCTATTCTTGTAGAGCGCTGAGACAAGTAAGCTTCTATAAGTCCAGAGCATTTTTGATTTTACATGCTTACCCTTAACCATTGCATCGCCTTGAACATTGTAGGAGATGAGATATTCTAGGAGCTTGGGTCTTTTCCTTTCTGCGACTCTTTTCCCTGCGTCATACTCATTTTGGACTTTCTCTAGGATGTTTGCGTAGGAGTAGCCTTGGATTTTCTCTATCATTTTTTGTGTAACTTCATTCATTCTCCTAGTCGTAAGAAGTAAAAATAGCTTTATAAGTCTGAACTGGTCCGTCTACTTGCTCAATCGTAAATACCATTCTCATCATTATTGCATCAGCAGAGTCAGGACTTCTTCAGATTCTTCTTTTGAGTTCTTCTTTGCTTTCGAGCAATACTTTTCAGTCATTTTCAGGATTTTTTAACATGGTATTCTCAAGCTCTTCACAAAGGAAATCTTTAATCTGACCATCAGCATTGATTCTGATTTCCCTTTTTTCTGCCTTTTCTCTTAATTTGAAGTAGCATTGAGTTTTGAGGTTTCAGAATTTTTCTTGTTGCTCAGTCTTGATTGGACTGGCTGCGTTGTGGAAGTTGTAGCAACCTCTCAACTGATCAGCGACTCCAGCTCCTAATCCATCAGTATCTACCACGATATTTTGTCTCATTACATGATATTCTCTTTCAAGCTCTTTAACCGTCTCTGCGGTCTGGTCAGTTGTTTTTCCTTTAACTTTGATGATTCTAATACACTCAAGCCCTTTCCATATCGCAATTACTGTACTATCAGTCCCTAGTCTTGCTACATCTACACTCAAAAAGGTAGTCTCACTTGGTGTTACATAAGAAGTAAACAGGTCAAGAATCTCATCATATCTAAAGAGCTTTCCTGTGGTATCATCGTAGTCAAAGTTTCCATGTAAAAGTCTTTGCTTGGTTATTTCATCTGCTTTTTTGAGCTGGTCGATATAATTTGGGTCAATATGTGGATTATCAGTAGCTAGAGCAGGAATAAAAATTCTTCCCTCTGGTAGCGTCCCACTCTTTCGTGGCTTATAAAAGTCCGCATATACATGTCCTTTATCAGGGTTGAATGTTTGAAGAAGTTTTGGCTTGAGTCAGTATTCTCTGTTTTTTTGTCTTCAAATTCTCGTTGAGAGGATCGTTAGACATTGAGCATCTACTTCGTTACTTTCATCTACAAACCCTCCAGTGAACTCCATTGACCCAAATCTTGTATAAAGTGGATCTGATGGCTTATATGCTAAGTCCAAAAGATAAATCTGACTTCCATTTGTAAAGGTTATGATATTATCCTGACTATTGAGATTCCCGCGCTCTGCTGTTGGTAGCTCATAATCCGCACAAAACTTATAGTAGGTTGCAAGTGTTGTCTTTTTAAGGTTTGTGAGTTCCTTTCTTCCCCAAAACCATCTTGTCCCTGGATACTGTTTTGCCATCATCCAGGTCCACGATACTCCAATGTAGGATTTACCTCCTCCTGCAGCTCCTCAATACCCAACATCAGTAGTTGTTGTATCAAGCAGATATTTGAGCGCTTCCATCTGCTTTTTACTTACTTTGAGTTCAAGTTCCTTCATCAAGTTTTATGGTTATTCAAGTAATTACTTCTCCACTGAGCTCTACCTTATCCGTAAAGAGCTTTAGATATTTTCCAAGTTTCTCTAGTGCTGAGTTTGCTCAAGCCGAGTCAAATCTTCGGACATTTGCTAAGACCTCGTTCCCATTCTCATCTTCTACTCGTTCCTGAACTTGCTTTGGCTCTTTCCCTTTTGTCATCACAGGAACTTTCTGCATGCATCTATTCGCTACTTCTACGAGACTTTGGATCACTCGTTCTGCTGTTACATCTGCTTTTTTGAGTTTTTCATCAGCTTTGTCTCTGAGATAGGCACCAACCTTAGCATTCCTTAGTAATTTAGCTCCATTCACTTCTGCCGTATTTTGTTTTGCTCTGTAGACTTCTTTATAGGCTCTCGTAGCGTTGAAGTCCTTGAGATACTCCAGACAGAAGAGTTCTTGCTTTTTTGTGAGCATCTTTTTTCAGCTAAAATAAAAAAACTGACTTCCTTATAGTCAGCTTTTCTTTTTTTATGCATATTTCTTTGAGATTATAGTTCGCAACTAGTAAATATTTTTGATTTGTTTTGCATTTTGCTTAATATTTTGTCTAATAATCTGCTCGTACTCCCTTGGTCGATCATTAAGAGCATTCAGATCTTTTCCTCTGTCATTGGCTCTCAATCAAATTCGTACTCAAAATAAACATCTATTAAGAATCAACTTATTTGCTCTCTTATGTTTTCTTGCTTATAGATTTTTTGACTGATAGTTCTTTTTTTTATTTTGTAGGAAATGATAAAAGATTCTCAATAATCTTTGAGTCCTATCTTTCCATTTTTGAATAGTCGTTTTTGTTTTTCGATCATGGGTTATCAGATATAAATTATTCTGCCTCCTTCCTCGTGCAGATGAAGTCCCCATGCTCGTATTCATCACATACTGATACGTGATAGACCATAGGATGGCACGATGCTATCTTCCCTATGCGATGGCAGGTTGTACCTGTTCTCCTTTCGGTATGAGACTTGAGACATTTATCTTCATCACATCCAGCGAGGATGATAAAAAGCAATAATGCTAGTAGTAGGTATATTCGTTTCTTCATATGTAAGTATAAAAAGATAAAAATTCTGATTTATGATTTCTTGCATCTGATAATTCTAAACTCCAGTTCTCAATTTTGTTTGATATCTAAAACATCTAAAGCATTTTTATTCCCTTCTCAAAGAACGTAGTTTGCACAATTTGATATCAAACATAATACTTGCTCTTCTGTTAGAGTTTCCTTGTCGAGAAACTCAGTTCATTTTTTATTAAGCTTTCAAATATGAATTCCTGTAATTCATCTACATATTCAGTATTTTTTCATCTTACTTACCTATTAAAGAGTAAATGTAATCAATACAATCATCTGATTGAGACTCTATTGACTCTCTTTTTTTATCCCAATAAGATATAACATTGTCAATATAATAGTCTTGAATCAGAAGCAATTTACTTCCATCAGAAATCTCCTCATCTTCCTCAAATCAGAATCAAGGAATTGGCTTATGAATATCAAATTCTTTCTTTTCAATCCAGTCAATAACATCTCCAATCATAACGGGGTGTCAGATGATTTTTGCTACATCTATTGATTCCATAGCTTCTAATCACCTGACTAAAAGTCAGCAGTAATAGGCTCCTAAATCCTCATCATTATAGAGAGATTCTTCTGATACTACAATATATCATCTCTCATCAGCAGTCTCTTCTACGATAGACACAATTCTTCAGTATTCAGTATTAACTCTACATCAAAATGTAAGCTCCTTATTCGCTATCTTTTCGTATATGGCTTGTATTTTTTCGTCTCTTGTCATTTGTAAAAATAATAATAAATAAAGCTGATTTTATAGTCCTTTCTCTGCTCTTAATTCATCTACTAAGGATTTATAACGATCAATCATCTCTTGTAGCGAGGATGTAGCGATTTTCATAATTTGCCTATCGTTGATCATTTCGTCTACAAGAATCTCCCCATACTTCCTCTGCATTCGACGTGTATAAACAATGTAATTACCATGTAGAATTACATTGCATCTCATACATCCTGCATGACAATTTTTCTCATCCCAGCGATATTTAAATACCGAGCGAGTTATAAAATGCATGTTCTGAGCCTTTATCCAATGGACTCTAGCTCAGCAGAGCGGACAAGTTATCATTCAGTCCTTATCTGCGACTACTAATCTTATATAAACAGAAAAAACCTGATCCAGTTTTTTGATCAGTTGCGATCTCGTAGGTCAGGTTGTTTTCTTTTTTATCATTATGAAAAAACTCGCAATAGTAAAATTGCGAGTATTACAGAAATTATTGTTTGTTGCTGGTGTAATTTTAGATATTTTTGAGCCATTTTCAAGCCCAAAAGAGAAAAAAATCTGATTTTTTTGACTTTTTCTTTATCCTCGCTATAATTTTTATCAGGCAACAAACAAATTATGCAATACTTAAAAGCTTTTTTAGTTTTTAAGTATACAAAATGGAAAAAAGGACTATTAGCTCAATTTATCCAGACAGATTCCTCGAATTTATGTCAGGAGTCAAAAGATGGAAAAACTTACCTATGCAGGAAAATCTCAGGAATGTTCAAAGATTCTTTACTTGGTACGAGCAGGGGAGAGTGCTAGAATATGTTGAAGATATTCAACTGAGAGATATTATGGACTACATGATTTACTTGAGCAAACAACCAGCTTGACCGACTTCTCGTACCCCTTGAGGACTCCTAGCACCATCAACTATCCAACATAATATAAATTCAATAAAAAACTTCTTCAAATTTACAAATTCATATTATGATTGCGGACTAGAAGCGACCAGGATTATCTCTCCAAAAGTTCCTAGGACTAAAGTTAATTTTCTTACTTATGAGGAAATTTTATGGTTGGTTAACCATATACAGACAACTGCAGATAGACAAGACTCTATGATGAGAGATTTGCTTTTGGTTAAAGTCGCTTTTACTACTTGAATGAGAAAAAGCGAGATTGCAAACCTGAAATTTACGGATATTCTCCATGCTCAAAACGAGATCCAAATTATAGGTAAAGGAGATAAAGTAAGGACTGTTTTCTTTACAGATTCTCTTAAGAGAGATCTCTTTGAGTATAGAGAAATGAGAAAGAATCCGAGACAATGGTCAAAGAGGGCGCCGAGTTCCCCTTGTGATGATCAGGATTATATTTTTATTTGCCATTCTGATCCGTACTACTGAAAGCCCCTTTCTAGCCAGTCTCTCCATACAACAATTAAGCAATATGAGTCAGCTTTTAAGGAGGTCTTTTTTCATGGATTCTCGCTCCATTCATTCAGACATGGCTTTGCTACTGAAGCCATAAAAGCAGGGACACAACTTGCATATCTCAAAGAACTTTTATGACATAGTGATATATCTACAACGATGTGATATATTCATCTTAACAATTCTGAACTTTACAAAGCACGAAAGAGTATACCGAAACTAGAATAA